ATCAAGCCCACAGATGATGCGCTTAGACAGGCCATATCGGACATCTAGGCGCGACTAACGGTGCCTGATTTAGCCCGTTTTCCTCTCTGCTACCGTCAAAACGGACCTCGGCCCTCCGCTGAGATCCGTTGGCGGATGTGGCGGAATTGGTAGACGCGCTAGTTTCAGGTTCTCGCGCATAGTTATTGCACTCATAACACTGAGGGGCCACGAGGCCCCTTTTTTATTGACTACAGCTCGTTTGCACTACGCACACCTAGTAATTACAGGATCTAATGAGCGACACCTACATCGATATCGATCACTACGAGTACCAGCAGGACCTGGCCTGCGGCGTCGATGACGAGCTTTGCGAACTAACCGATGAGGAGTTCGCACTGTTTCTGGCCTACGGCTGCCTGGACCAAGACCGTGACCTCAATTGATCAATACATCCACCTGCTGATCGACGAGCTCAGAGAAAAGCTCGAGCAACTACCCACCCGCTACCCGGACACCTATGGCAAAGCGTTCGCTCACTGGCACTCCACACCCGAGTGCCATCAGGAAGAAGACTTCGATCGGTAACGGCCGGCGCAAGCTGGGCAGCTTCAGGTCACGCAAGAAATACAGGGGGCAGGGCAAATGACCCTCCCTCCCTACCCGCCTCACATCTACGCAGCGATCACAATCACCGGCTTTCTCATGCCGTGCATCGCTCTTTTCATCAGCAGACTTCAATCCCACTAAACCAACCATTCTCAAATGGCCACCAACCGCTACGTGTTCAACACCACCCTCGAGGGCTACATCAACCTGTTCGAGGATTCCGGCAAATTCAACAACCGCAGCTTTGCTTTCACGATCCCCAAAACGGAGCTAGAGCAGATCAACGCCGACCGCGACGAACTGATCGCGTGGGTCAAATCCAAGAACGGCCAACGCCTGCCTGAGGGGCTGCCGGCCTGGGACGAAACAGGCCTGATCAAATACAACTACGGGGAAGGGGACGGCACCCGCAAACCCAAACCTGAGCCGATCATCATCGACTCCGATGGGGAGCTGGTCGAGAGGGCAATCCTCAAGGACGTCCGCAAGGGCACAAAAGTCCGCCTGATCCTGCAGCAGAAGCCCTACGGGATCGGAACGTTCAACACTTCAATCCGTGTTATAGGGCTGCAGATCATCGAGCTGGCCACCGGCAACGGGTCTGTCGATTCCGGTGAGATGTCGGTGGAAGACGTCGCCTCGATCTTCGGCAAGGTCGAGGGCTACAAGACGTCAGAGCCTCAGGTCCGCAAGGCCGAAGCAGTTGTCGGTGACGGGGACAGTTACGACTTCTAATGAGCGGCTTCCGATCTGGCCTGGAAGATCGGTTCTCAAAATATCTGGACAAACAAGGCGTTCCCTACCTCTTTGAGGCTGAGAAGTTTGCCTATGTGACCGAGAGCAAATACACCCCGGACTTCTTTCTGCAGAACGGGGTGATCATCGAGTGCAAAGGCTTCTTTAAGCCAAGCGATCGACGTAAACACCTAGCTCTAAAAACGCAGCATCCAGAACTTGATATCCGTTTCGTATTTCAGCGCAATAACACTCTCTCTAAAAACTCTAAAACCACCTACGGGGACTGGGCTACAAAGCACGGTTTCCAATGGTGCATCTACCCCGACATCCCACCATCATGGCTGCAGATCTAATCATCGTGATCGATCAGTTTGTCGTCAGTCTCGAAGACCAAGGTGTCCCGTTTCAAGAAATACTTAAACAGCTAACTGAATACATCGAGATCTGCAAAGAACTCAATGTCTGATGAGAACACATTTGTTCGGCACACGGCATGTCCGGAGTGCCCCAGTAGTGATGCTTTCGCTGTCTACTCAGACGGTGGCGGCTATTGCTTTAGCTGCGGCTATTCTGTACGCGGCGACGGTGAATCTCTTCCAACAGTTTCTAACACAGTGTCCATCAACTACGCCGGTGACTTCTCAGGAATCCGTTCGCGGAAGATAACTGAGGATACGTGTAAGAAGTTCAACGTCAGGGTCGATGCCGGCCCTGTCATTCGTTTCCCCTACTACGACAGCTCAGGCAGGGTCTGCGCTTACAAAGAGCGACCACAAAACAAAGAGTTCAGGTGGGTAGGTAAGAACGAAGACAAACGCCTTTTCGGACAGCAACTGTTCGGAAAAGGAAAGTGCATTGTTTTGACAGAGGGGGAGTTTGACAGCCTCGCCGTCTGGCAAGCCAGGCCCAATTGGCCCGTCTGCTCCGTTGCAAATGGAGCACAAGGTGCAAAAAAAGCACTGTCTCAGCAGCTGGATTATCTCCTCAACTTCGAAGAGATCGTCCTCATGTTTGACAACGATGAGGCTGGTATCGCGGCAACTGAAGAATGCGTGTCCCTGTTCCCACCTGAAAAGGTTTTCATAGCCAACCTTGCTCAATACAAGGACGCCTGTGAAGCCTTGCAGGCTGGTGACACTGACGCCATCCGCCAGGCCGTATGGAACAAGCGCAAGTACTCACCTAAATCAATTATTGATGGCCGAGATATTTATTCTTTGGTTCGCGCCCCTCTTCACGGGCGTGACGCTGATTACCCTTATCAGGACCTTAACGAAATCACTGGCGGACTTCGTCTCGGAGAACTCGTCACGCTCACAGCTGGCTCCGGAACGGGCAAGAGTCTCCTCGCCGGGGAGATCGCAGTGGCCCTCATCAATCAGAGCCAAAGCGTTGGATACATCGCCTTGGAAGAATCAGTCAAACGAACTGGACTGAGGCTGATGACCGTGGCTGCAAACAAGCCACTACATCTAGATAACAAAGTTCCAGAAGATGATTTTAAGAAGGCTTTTGATTCAACACTTGGATCTGGACGGGTCTATTTACGCGATGGCTTTGGGAGCATTGATCCCGATCAACTCCTAAACGACATCCGCTACCTCGTTAAAACAAACGAGGTGAGGTGGATTGTTCTCGATCACCTTTCGATCCTGTTGTCCGGTAACGAGTCAACAGACGATCGCAAGCTGATCGACGTTGTGATGACCAAGCTCCGCAGCTTTACCGAGGAGTGTGGTGTGGGGATGATCTTGATCAGCCACTTACGCCGCGCCCAGGGCGACAAGGGCCACGAGGATGGCGCTTCGGTGTCACTCGGCCAGCTGAGGGGCTCACACGCAATCGCGCAGCTCTCAGACATCGTCATCGCCCTGCAAAGGGACATCAGCGCCGGCGATGGCCAAAGCCAGCTGGTGGTCTTAAAAAATCGCTTCTCCGGACGCACAGGCCCAGCAGGAAAGCTCACCTACGGGCAAGAGACAGGCCGCTTGCTGCCCGCCTTATTCGACGACAAACCCACTACCACTCCCGCAACCTATGAAGACTTCTGATGTGGCCAGCCGGGCCGTCTTGTTCACCAAGCGCAACTGCCCGCCCTGTACTGAAACCAAAGACTTTGCACTAGGCCTCGAGAACGATCTGCTGACCCATTTGTCCTTCATGGACAAGGACTACCACTCAGCCCTTGTGGCGGCCTATGACCTCAAGCTCTACCCCACCCTGTTGATCATCGACAAAGACGGGCTGGAGGTTCAGAAGATCATCGGCGGAAAGGTTGTCCGAGAACAGCTGGTCAACGTTTTGAACACGATCAAAGCCAACAAAGAATGAGGCTAGTTTTCGACATCGAAACAGATGGCCTGCTTCGTGGGCTCTCTGTAATCCACTGCATCGTGGCGCGTGATCTTGACACTGATCAGGAGCACCGCTTCGAGCCACACCAAATCGAAGAAGGCCTCCAGCTGCTGTCACAGGCAGATGAGTTATGGGGCCACAACACCATCGGGTATGACCTTGAGGCCATCAGGGAGATCTACCCGAAGTGGACCACCAAGGCCAAACACTTCGACACCCTGATCCTTTCCCGCCTGTTCTTCACTGATCTTCTAGATCGTGACTTCCGCAGCAAGCCGGCAAACATGCCCGGCAACCTCTACGGACGCCACAGCCTGGAGGCCTGGGGTCACCGACTTCGGTGCCACAAGGGTGACTACACAGGTGGCTGGGAGACCTACACCCCCGAGATGCTCGATTACTGCATCCAAGACACAGCAGTAAACATGAAACTCTGGGAAACCATGAAGAGGAGGATGGATGAAAATTCCTGATCACGTCAAGCTTGAGATGACCATGGCCGAGATCATGGCTCAGCAGGAAGCCAGTGGATTCCGGTTTGACATGGCTGCTGCAGAACGGGTACGAGCTGAGATCTCTGTTGAGTTTGATGAGCTCTGCAAGCAGATCCGATCCAGGTTCGCCTTCTTTCCAGGCAAGGTCTTCACCCCGAAGCGCAACGACAACAAGTCTGGCTATCGAGCGGGTGCTCCCATGACCAAGCTGGTGGAGTTCAATCCAACCTCTCGCCAGCACATTGCCTGGGCTCTAACCACCCACCGCAACGCACTGTTTACGAAGAAGACTGACTCCGGCAAGCCCCAGGTCGATGAGGCAGTCCTCAGTGAAATTGCAGAGCGTGCTCTGTCCAACGATGACATGCGTCTGCACGATGAATGTCAGATGTTCATCCGCGTTCTCACTGTTCAGAAGTGGTTAGGCCAACTTAGTGAGGGCACCAATAGTTGGTTCAATACAATCGAAGAGGATGGTTGCATCCATCATTCATGTCAACTTGCCACAGTCACGGGTCGAAATATCCACCGATCTCCGAATCTCGGACAGGTAAATTCTGCTCCCTGGGCGCGTGAATTATTCATTCCTCACCCTGGAATGAAGATGGTTGGATGTGACTTGGAAGGTCTCGAACTTCGTGTGCTTGGACATTACCTAGCCCCCTTTGATAATTCTGCATTTGCCAACGTCGTAGTTAATGGAGATATCCATCAACAAAATGCAGATCGCGTTGGATGTTCACGCAAGGCTGTGAAGAATCTCACGTATGCTTTCATGTATGGAAGTGGCGACCAGAAGTTAGGCCACCTCTGGGATCCTGCTGCTTCTGACGCAGCCAAAAAGAGTATTGGTAAGGACCTAAGAAGAAAATTTCTTGATGCTATTCCCGGACTCGAGCCACTCATCGATGCGGTGAAGCGCAAGGTCAAGGAACGTGGCTACTTGATTGGACTTGATCGAAGACCAATCCAATGTGACGCAGAGTTCAAATCCTTGAATTTCTTGTGTCAAAGTGCTGGGGC